CCTGAAGTATTGATCTTTTACTTTCCAAATTTTTATATACCTCATCCATTTACTGAAAAAGTCTCTAGCTTTTGCGCTGCCACCTTCTAAGTTTATTTCGGCATTAGAAAATTCAGACATAATGTCTACAGCATTTCTAAATATAGCAACATTAGCATATGCTTTTTGGCATAATTCAATAGCGTCTCTTACGTTGTAACCATTGATTGAAGACTCAAATGGCAACAAACCTTCTCTAATATTGGCGTATTTATTAAATTTAGGTTGAGTAGATATTCTGTTTCTTCTCGTTGAAGTCGAAGACGACCCTCCATTTCTAGAATAATTAGCCTTGCTGTCAAAGTTGTAAAAAGGGTCTCCTAATAATTGAGGCTCAGAAGGATTTTTTTGGACTAAACTTTCTAAAGAAATATTACCACTTTCGTTCCCAGATGAAAATTTATCCCAATAACTTGATTTTTTTGTATATTTTCTAGGCATGTCTATATTATATTTACACTAAGTAACTTTCAAAGTGACTTTTAAACTTTTATTTAAGTCAAAAACATCGGAGTAAAGGTGGACTGTATTTCTTCCACTTTAGTATTATTCATATCTGAATAAATTTTCACTAACCAATTCCCCAACACTAAAGCAGAATAACTATCTTTTCTTGGCTTATCTGGCCCAGTCTTTCTTTTTAAATTAGGCGGTAAATCAAAACTTTGTGTACCTTGGGCTGTTGTGGTAATCTGTATTAATGCGCACTCAGTCTTGGTTAAAAGTACCATATCTGTTAAATGTTCTACAAAATCAATCATTTTAGCTTCTTCGTTCTGTTTATCTGAATCAGCCATATTAGAGAACTTCATATTTAATATACCTATTTTCTTTTTAGTCTGAACTCTAAAATTTTGATCTATGGCCCTGCTTCCAAAAAATATTCTTCTATGATCAAAATTTGCTTGCAATAATTCATTAGCGGTTCTGATCCAACTCGATGTAGGCTTTCTTAAAAAAACATATTTATAATTAGATTTATTATATTCATTTTTTGCAGAAACCAAATTTTGAGGATAATCTTCTGGTTTTTCAAACTCAGTGACAATTTGTTTTAAATTTATTCCTTCGCTTTTAAATAATTCACTTTCATTACATGAATTCATGAATTGAACACCACCATTATAATCCATGCATACAGCCACAATATTAAAGTTCTTTAATATATATAAAAAGTATTTAATATGATCTTTTAGTGAACTGCCTGATAAAGCGTATGAATGAACTAATGTGCTTATTTGTTTTTCGTTATTCAGTTTTAAAACTTGTATTGCAAAATCATCTGAAGATTCTGTTTCTGACCACGAAGGATCAACTGCTACAATATATTCGTCTCCCGCTTTACCGACCACTTCAACAGAAGGTGACTCTCCATCAGGAACAGTACACAATGCCATTTTAGATATTTTAAAATACCCAGAACTATCATCAGTGAATTGAGCCCCAAATTCTCTCATAAATTGAGATTCACTCATAGTAGCTTTCGCCTGATTAATTAGATTTTGATCATACAACTGCACGGGCGCACAATCGTAACTAAACTGCATTACACACCGTCGGGTTTTTTCCTTATTTTTTGGATTAAAAATTAAATTTTCATATTGCTCATATAACTTGTATAAATATTCAAATTTAAAAGAAGCAGATGAAAGAGCGATTAGCTTATTGTTGGGCCACTGATACCTATCTTCTTCAGCAAGCTTACCTTGCTCGATCAATCTACTTTCTACTTGATATAGTTCTTCTCTTTGTGTGGGATTTTGAACAACAGACAAAAACGGCACTATAACTTCATTATAAATACGTTCTGGCATAAGCAAGAACTCATCAATAATAATGCGGTGAAAACGAAATCCGCGCAGCTTTTCACCATCACCTAAAGGCAAAGCACGAATTCTACTTTTACCTATTTCCATTACCCATTCATCATTACTTTTGGAGACATGAGTAATACATTGTTTTAATAAATAAGCTTCTGGCTTAGCGGCGATATCTTCGATTTTTTTGAAAATCATTTTTGATTGACGAAACGACCTAGAAAGAATACCGGTTTCGACACCTTGATTTAAAATGGCATCTAATACAGCGTAAATGCCCGTGGTATAACTTTTACTCATCCCGCGAGACCACACACCTAAAAAGTAATCTGTTTCCAACATGCTTTTAATAGCCATGTGCTGAAACGGAAACAATTGAACTCCCGTTATTAAGTCTGTAGCGAAAGTCACATTGTTTCGCAAAAATTGATAAAACAAAAGCTTGGCTTCTTTTTCTTCTAAGAAACCTTTCTTTTTTAAAAGATCTTCATTACTAATGAATTCTTTTTTTCTTGGTACTTGATTACCTGTCTCCCAACTCATGATCTAAGTAATATTGAACATCGACTTTCCACAATCTGTCGCCTAAATAAAGAAGCCTCGGTATTATATCTAAAGATTTTTCTCTATTTCCAGTAAAAATAAATTGAACATTTCTCGGATACCTATGGCTTAAGTATCTCATATTATGAAATACATATTCTAAACTTGTTCTCCTCCTAAATTTTTTGTGATTAAATTTTATTTTATTAATAGTAGTTTCTATAACAACAAACAAATAACTATTTAATTGAACAGCTTTCTGAATTTCTCTTTCAAAACGGGAAACACCAGAAGCTAAAGTCCCTAAAAGATCCGTTTCACTTTTTCTGTCAATGTATGTATAAGTATAATCGCCGTCATTATTTATATAATCCCCAACATATAATTTTTCTTTTTTAGTTTTTTTGAAAGGCAACGGATCCTGCTCTCTTGTGTCAACTAAAATTTCGAACTCTGGAATTTCTTTATCGTAGAAATCGAAAGGCATAGGCCTATTAAAAAGAGGTTCTTTATTTACAGCTTTACAAGCTTTAGTATAAGATTTAAAATGTTTTTTAAAAATATCTATAGAAGGTAAATTTAAAGTTTTAAGCTCATTGTGGAATGGTGCATATTCATATTGCTTCTCATCAATTCTTTTAGATATCAGATCTAAACATTTTGACTTAACTAATTTGTTATCAGCGTTTTTTTCCCAATCTAAAAATTCATTTAAATCAATAAATTCTTTATCAAAATATTCTTTTTTATTTGTAAAAGGAATTTGTTTTTTATAATGAAGAGAGTACCTAGGATAATATTTGCAATAATACTCTGCTTGATACATTCCATGTTTTTTTAAGTGAGCATGAAAAGATCTGTCAGAAGAAAAACTCTCTCCACATATTTTGCATTTATTCATATTGCATCTTCTTTAGATACACCCAAAATTCTAGCTTTCCAAGAAGACATGTTTTCAAACTTTTCAGCCTCATCTTCGACAGCTTGTTTTTGCATTTCAGCAATTTGAATCATCATACTTCTTTCTTTTTCGTCTTGAAAAAGTTCTACTAAATTTAAAATAGAAGCGTTTTTTTGGTTATGGCGCTCAACTCTTTTTGCTCTCTCGCCATTCAATTTCTGAATGCTCTGATCAATACGCTTAGCGCACTGGTTATACTCTTCACTTATAGTCTTTAAAATTTCAGTGAGACGAATTGTTAAATCATTTTGTTCTTGGGTCTCATTAAACATTTCATTAACTTTGTTTTTCTTCATATCAATCTGTCTCAAATTAATATAATCCATACAAACATTTATATACAAGTTTATTTCGTCTATTGTTAAATCTGGTTTATCCCAAACAGACCGAACAAATTCTGCCTCAAAAAGATCTTTGTCACTAGAGCTTCCGTACGAATCGTAATTTCCAACAAAGCGTGGGCTCGCTAAATAAACTAATAATCTTTCTAAACATTTTCTATGCTGCAGCGAGAGTTTTTCTTCGTTTAAATTCTGACCACACCATTTATTCACTTTGTTTAAAACAGTTTTTAAAGATCGAGGCACGGAATATTTTTGATTAACTCCCGATTCTGACTCAACTAGAAATTGAGGGTATTTTTCTTTTATGTATTTATGTACTGCTCTGTATTCAGAGGTAACATGAATATTTAAATTCTCAACACCTTGAAACTTTTGATTAAAAATCAATTCAGTTATTTGTTTGGGGCTCATCCCCGATTCAACATTCTGATCTATAAATTCAGATTGAGCTTCAGTTAAAATTTCTTTAACATGAGAAAATCTAGCTTTCTTTTTCTTTTTTATAAATCCTACTTCTATGAGATAATCCCTAACAAACCTAGATTCTTTTGATCTACCAGTTAGATTTTCTTTATCATGCAATAAATTAGCTATCACCACATAATCGTTTAAACCTTCCTCAATTTTTTTATTAATAAAAATTTTATCTTTTTCACTTAACATATCACGATGAAAACAAATCGTTTTCTTTTATTATTTTTTTTGCTTTTTCATAAAGCATTTTTTTTAAATTTTTTATCTGTTTATATCCAGCCTTTCTTCCACTTTCATTTGTTTTGAATCTTAATATTTTGGCGACATCTTCATCATCTAAATTATCAATAAAAAACATTTTATATATAAAGAACTGTTTATCATTTAAACTCGCCCTCATTAAAGAATGTAGTTTTTGCTCAGCAGAAGCGTAGTCTTGAATATTAGAGCTCTCAAAACTCATATAATAATTTTGATGATTTTCTAAACTAACAGTCATCTTTATATCATACGCTG